CTACCTGCGTTAGCTAAGTTATATAACTTCCATCCACCCTTGGTCCGAGTACAAGACTCGCTCATTATGAGTAGATGTTTACATCCTGACCTAAGAGAGGATGACTTCAAGCGTAAGGATTTTGACCCTGCAATGGTAGGTAGTCACAGTTTAAAAGCTTGGGGACACAGGATGGGTCAGATGTTAAAGCTTACTTACGGTGAGAACGAGGATGCTTGGGACAGTTACAACGAAGAGATGAAGAAGTACTGTGAACGAGATGTGCTAGTAACTAAGACCTTGTATGAATACTTAATCAAGTTAGAACCTAGCAAGAAGATGTTAGCTATTGAACATTGGTTCGCTTACATCATCAGGTTACAAGAGAGCCAAGGCTTTGCTTTTGATATAGATAAAGCTGAACAACTAGAGCAGAAGTTAAACGGTATCCGAGCAAAGTTACAAGATGAGTTGCAAGCAATGTTTGAACCTACCGTTAAGAAGATGAAGACTCCGAAGGGATACTCATTAACTATCGAACACAAGGACGGAGTGGAAGTTATCAATGCACCTACTAAAGCAGCACTTAAAAAGATACTGAAGAATAGAGGCATGGTACAGAACTTAGTTAACAAAGCTGAAGCACTCGATGTAAAGGAAGAGATCATACCTTTTAATCCTGGAAGTCGTAAGCAAATCAAAGAAAGACTAGAAGAACTAGGGTTTGAAATACCGTTATCGAATGACGGTAAGACAGTGAAGATCGATGAGTCTACACTTAAATCAATAGACCATCCATCTGCCAAGCTTTTGCTCGATTATCTGTTAGTCGTAAAAAGACTTGGGCAATTAGCTGAAGGCAAGAATGGATGGCTAAGATTAGTTAAGGATGGCAGAATCCACGGACGTGTCAACACTAACGGAGCAGTCACAGGAAGGTGTACTCATAGTCTACCTAACCTCGCACAAGTACCAGCTACTAGAGCAGAGTACGGTGAGGAGTGTCGTTCTTTATTTATAACTAAGAAGGGATACAAGCTAGTAGGTTGTGATGCTAGTGGGTTAGAGTTAAGAATGCTTGCACACTACCTGTCGACTTGGGACGGAGGAGAGTACTCTAAAGCTATACTCGAAGGAGACATACACTCTGTTAATCAGAAGGCAGCAGGGTTAAAGACTAGAGATCAAGCTAAGACATTCATCTATGGATTCCTTTACGGAGCAGGAGATGCAAAGATAGGTGAGATCGTAGAGGGTACAGCACAAGATGGTAGTAGATTAAAGAAGAAGTTCCTGTCTAACTTACCTGCGTTGAAGATACTTAAACAACTAATCCAAAAGAAAGCAGAACAGAACGGATGCTTAACAGGACTAGACGGTAGGATTCTACCGATAAGAAGTGAACACGCTGCACTCAATATGTTACTTCAATCTGCTGGTGCTGTACTAATGAAGGTAGCTTTAATTAAACTACACACCAAGCTTACTGACATTGGATGGCAACACGGAAGAGAGTATGCATTCGTAGGTAACATACACGATGAGTTCCAAGCTGAGGTTAAACCTGAGTTAGTAGAGACATACGGAGAGTTAGCTGTCAAAGCAATCCAGTCAGCAGGTAGAGAGTTAAAGATGAAGTGTCCTATGGATGGTGAATATAAAGTAGGAGAGTCATGGGCAGAGACACACTAGAGCTTGAACATGATTACTACTTGTCGCTTGCTAACCTGTATGATACAACTGATTTGAACATGCCTTCATCAAACGCACAAAGGATAGGAGCAATCGCAGAGTCTAGGTTTACAACAGAATGTTTAGAGAGAAACTTCGAGCCTCATTTACCTACAACACCTATGCCTTGGGACTTCATTGTCACCTGCCCTGCTGGTACTTTAAAGGTGCAGATTAAATCAACAACCCAAAAGTCATCAGCTAATAGTTATACAGTATCTACCAATTCAGGAGCAATAAACAAGGGAGCTATGTGTGAATCAATAGATGTAGTAGGATGCTACGTTATACCTGAGAAGACATGGTGGATGATACCAAGAAAAGAAGTGAACGCACTAACCTTAAAGGTAAGTATGTTACCACAAAGTAAATCAAAATATAAAAAATACCAAGAGAACTGGAGCATATTCTATGAGTAAAACAACCATACTAATTGACGCAGATGTGTTAGCATTTGAATCGTCAATCATAGCACAAGAAAATATACAATGGGAGGAAGAGCTTTGGACTGTACACGCAGACATGGCAGTAGCAAAGAACAGAGTACTAGGAAGGATAGAACAATTCAAAGACTTACTCAAAGCTGATGAAGTAGTGTTAGCATTGAGTGACCGAGCGAACTTCAGAAGGAAACTATTCCCTGAGTACAAGTCTAACAGAAGGAAGTCAGTACTACCTATCATCTTAAAACCTATGAAGGAATGGATGATCAATGAACTAGACGCACAACTGTGGGCTAATGTAGAAGCTGATGATGTACTAAGTATCCTTGCTACTGAAAGACCTAACAGGTTAGACAAGCGTATCATCGTATCAATCGACAAGGACTTCAAGAGTGTACCAGGAATCTTCTATGATTATAACAGAGAAGAATACCATGAACCCACGGAAGAAGAAGCAGATAACTTCCACCTACTACAAGCACTCATGGGAGATTCAACAGACGGTTTCAGCGGAGCAAAGGGAGTAGGAGCTGTGACTGCTAAGAAGTGGTTGGATGAACACGGATACACTTGGGACTCTGTTGTCGCACTGTACGCTAAGAAGGGACAAGACGAACAAGATGCTTTGATGAATGCTTGGATGGCAAGACTATTAAGAAAACAAGAATACAATAAGAAACAAAAACAAATAACAAAACTATGGACACCGAAGAACTACCAAACTCTGGAAAGAAAGAACATTATGCCACTGGTGCGGAGCGTGACGGGGCTACTGGACGGGGACGATTCAGCCTTATTCCTCCAATCGCCCTTCGATCCCTTGCCCTCAGATTTGAAGAAGGAGGAAAACTCTACGGAGACAACAACTGGCACAACGGATTCCCACTCAGTAGATTAATAGATAGCATGAGTAGACATCTGTTAGCACTTAGTGAAGGAGATGATTCAGAGGATCACGCAGGTGCTATACTGTGGAATGCCAGTGCTTTCCTGTGGACCGAGGATCAAATAACAAAAGGTAAGCTACCACAAGAACTAGATGATAGGAGTTATAATAAATGATAGCACCTATACAAGAAGACGAACCTTTAAAAGCAGATGGACTTGATGAAGCTATCATAGGTCAAGACTACGAGATGGGTAGGTATGTTTATTCTATTGAAAGAATCTTAGAGATACTTATGATTAGAGATGACATGACAATGGAAGATGCTATGGAGTTCTTTAGCTTTAACATTGCAGGAGCTTACGTAGGAGAAATGACACCACTATATATATGGACTGGAGACACGCAATAATGGAAGACGAACTAATGCCTCTTATAAGCGAGGCTATGATAAATAGGTTAGAGCAATTATATCCTGACAAATGTCCTGACTTGACGAACACGGAAAAAGATGTTTGGTTTAAGAGTGGTCAAGTATCTGTAATAAGATTCTTAAGACAAATTTATAACGATCAACTTCAACAAAACATTTTAACGAAAGACTAGATATGTGTATGTCAGCACCCGATATTCCACCACCACCACCACGTCCAGCACCGCCACCTGAACCACCTCCAGTAGCCGACAAAGCTAAAACTGTAGCACAGATGCAACCGAAGAAGAAAGCTAGAGGAGCACAGGCACAACTCAAGCGTTCTGCTAGACCTACACTAGGTGGATCAAATGGTGGTACTGGTGTCTATATGTCTTCTTAATAACAAATATAACTATATAATACTATGCTTCGCACACTCTCAAAAAAGACTTTGCTATCATCTGTCGTTGCGACAGGGGCTGGCAGTGAGTTCTCAGTAGAGCGTTCTAAGGGTTGGACCTTTGTGATCGCTTCTTCCGCTGTAACCACAGGAGGCACGGTAGACATTGAAGCCTACATCGGTGGTTCTTGGTTTGTTATACACTCTGAAGCTGTTACAGCTGATGGTGCGGTTATGGTTAGAGATGACCACGGACACTACGAACAGATCAGAGCTAATGTATCAACTAGGACTGACGGTACTTACAGCGTCTACGCGACAGGAACTACTGACTCTCTTTAATGTCACTCATTTTTACAGATCAGCTAGATAAACCTAGTGAGATAACAGCGATACCTAATCAATATGTAAGACCTGTCTTTGGTGCTTTGTATGGATTTGACACACCTCAAACTCCTGTTATTGATGGAGCTTTACTTACAGAACTAAGTGAACCTTTGGTTACTGAAGCTGATGATATATTATTATTTGAACCTTAATTTAAAAACATGGCTAATAAAAAATTTACAGACTTAGATAACCTAGCGACTCCAGTAGGAGCGGATGTGATGGCAATCGTTGATGATATCGCAGGTACACCTACTACTAAAAAGGTAACAGCTACTAACCTAATGACTCTTGCTCCTGTTCAAACGGTAGCAGGTAGGACAGGAACAGTCACACTTAGTAATACAGATGTTAGTGGACTTGGTACAGCGGCAGTTGCAAACACAGGTACATCGAATGGTAATGTAGTAGTGTTGGATGCAGTTGGGTTACCAGCGATTAACGGCTCTCAATTAACTAACTTACCAGCAGCAGCAGTAGACGGCACGGCAGTTACTTCAACAGGAGAAACAGGAGCTACTAAATTCTTACGAGAAGATGGTGATGGTACTTGTTCGTTCAATGATATTGTAGTCGGTGATGCTCAACTAAGAGGAACAACTAACCCACACATCGGAGCATTTCCTAATCAGTCGATTAAAGTTATAGACAATCCTTCTCAGTCGGTAGCAGTTGTGAGTGATAGCGACGGGAATTTAGACTTTGTAGTAAAAACAGATTCATCAAAGGCATACTTAAATACTCCTTCGAGTCGGTTAGAATTAACAACAGGTGTATCGGTATCGGAAGATGCAACTGAACCTGATATTGAGATTACCACCACATCAGGGACTTACTCTTTAATCACAGGAGATTCAGATGCTTTAGGTGTAAATGGATTACCAATCAGACAAGGCTTTAACGCTCCCGATATTGGAGCAAACCCAGCACCTTTATTAATATCAGGTGGAACAATTTCTTAAAACTTAACAAACAAAAATTATGGCAACAGTATATATTAAACCAGGAACAGGAACAGGGTCAGGGACACTAGCTGCACCTTATTTTTACAGCGAATTAGCAACAGCAGAAACTGCCGCTGGGACTGATGGGACTGTTTTGTTCACGGATGGTGCATATGATAATTCCTTAACATTTGATGCAGGGATAAAGTATGAATCTTTAAATCCTCAAGGTGCGGTTATCGGTGACTCAGCAGCAACTTCACCAAATCTTGAGTTTATAGGAAATACTTCCAATAATACATCAGTTGCGTGGTCTATTAAGAATTTTAAGTTTTACAACACTCGCTTCAGGATGAACAAAAACCTATCAGGTACTAGCAATGTTTTTTCTGGGAATACTGTAATTACCACTTCCACAGTTACAGGAAATTACGCAAGTGTAGGTGTGTATGATAGTTATAGTGCAGGGAGCGGAGATGTACAATTTCATAACAATTCTACTTTATACCGCTCAGTAAGTGGGGATGCAACTGTAACACGCTATATTAATACATTCGACATACAGAATTGTACGTTTGCTTTTTTGTTCGCTGATTCGACAACAAGAACATGGACAGGTGGGCTTCCAAGCGGAATGAAGAATTGTATTTTTTCTAGTGACGATGTTTCGGCTTTTCCATCAGGATTAAATTTAAATACAAAGGCAACCTATAGTTGTTTTTTCCAATGTAACACGGACAACACAGCAAGTGGAACAAATATAAATGGTGACCCTCTATTCGTAGACTCCGCAAATGGTGACCTTCGCCTTCGCCCATCCTCACCTTGCATCAACGCTGGTACAGCTTCCTAAGTCATGGCACAGCAAAAGTTAGGACGGAAGGATTACTCCATCGCTGTTAAGACAGGGACGGATGCTAATAAGACGAAGTTTAAGAAGGAAGCTACGCAAGGGGAGATATACTTTGCGACTGATACTAAAAAACTTTATGTAGCTGAGACAACTGCTGGTTCATCTGATGCGACACTAGCTCAGTTCAATGCTGACGCTACAGGTCAATAGATGAAAGAAACAGCACAAGGCTTATACCACTCCTTAGAGAACCAACGGTGGTCATTCTTGGATCGAGGTCGTACCTCATCTGAGTTAACGATACCTTATATCATGCCTCCCGATGGGCATAACTACGCTACTAAGTACTACACACCATATCAAGGAGTAGGAGCTAGAGGAGTAAACAACCTAGCATCTAAGTTATTGTTAGCACTGTTACCACCTAACGCTCCGTTCTTCCGTCTTGTTATTGACAGGTATGAATTAGATAAAGCAAAACAGGAGTTAGGACCAGAGGGAGGAGAGCAATTACGATCTGACTTAGAGAAAGCATTAGCAGATGTAGAACGAAGTGTATCTCAAGAAGTAGAAGTTGAAGCATTTAGAGTAGGAGTGTTTGAAGCGTTGAAGAATCTATTGGTCACAGGTAATACTTTATTGTACCTACCTGATGACGGAGGGATGAGAGTGTTTCGATTAGATCGTTACTGTGTGAAGAGAGACCCAATGGGTAACGTAACACACATAGCTATCAAAGAGACTGTTGCTCCGATGATGCTTCCTGAGTCTGTAAGAGAAGAGGTGTATCGTCAAGAGAAAGAGAATAGTTGTGACCTATATACCTCTGTTGTTAGAGAAGGAAATGAATTTGTAGTACAACAAGATGTAAAAGGTATAGTCATTGAAGAGTCCA